AATTCCTGGTTGTAGTACAGACAACGACCATCTGTGGCGGCTGTCGGACACCAGTTACTTGCTTCAACAACTCTAAGTCTTGTAGCAAGGTTGCCCCAGAATGGGTGCTTCATGAGCATCCTTACTCTGGCGAGCGTAATCCGTTCCCTCTGTTCCTTATCTAGAACAAATGGTTCGTGAATTTTGAGTGCCTTTTTGATCTCAGCCTTTTCCTCTTCCAGGTAAAGACGGAGTGGGGAGTATAACTCCCCGCCCCTATCCTCGAGCCGGGAACTATAAGAGTTAGGCTTTCTGGATGAGTTTCCCATAACGCTCGAAGAATTCTCCAAAATTCTTAAGTTTGCGATGATTGAATGGCAGGTTGTAATTCTTAATTGCTAACCTTGACGCCATAATAACCATCTCTGGTTCGAAGTTGTCCATTATGAACCTAAAGAAGTTATCGGCATACTTGTCCCACTTGGGCCGATTGTCCTTCTTTGTAAGTTTCTCGAAACTATCCTTGAGTTCATAACATAAACTGGTTGCCAATGCATACATAGCACTGACCTCTTTGACTTTAAGTTCCTTAACCTTGCCCGACAATACTTGTGTCGGATCCGGCATCTTTCCTGCAACCTTCATGTGGTTCTTGAACTTAATTGCTAGTCCTTCTCCAACACAACCAGCAACCATGTCAGTTAACAAGTCTTCCGGAACGTCGGGGAGCATGTCACTAACAAAAGTCCAGGACCTCGGAGTAGCAAATGAATGACCATCTGCCGCTGGATCAAAATCATACAGGTCCTGTTTGTTCACTGTGATGTAACCAACTACATCTGGATTGATGTCATTATTGGTTGCCCAATCTAACCAATCTTCATAGTCGACCCTGACTTCCATATGGAAGAAACGGTTGGCTAATGGTTTGGGCATCCGGTAAGTAACACCTTTATCTGTTTCACGGTTACCACAAGCGACAATAACCACGTTCTCTGGTAGTGAATAAGTACCTACCTTGCGATTAAGAATCAATTGATAAGCCGCGGCCTGTACACTAGGAGGAGCAGAGTTTAACTCATCTAAGAGCAAGACTATGATGGGCCACTTCTTCGCCAACTCTGCACTAGGCAGTTCTGTGGGCGGCGCCCATTCCATTTTCTTTGTCTTAGAGTTGAAAAACGGTATTCCCTTAATGTCAGTGGGTTCCCACAATGGTAGCCGGACATCTATCAATAGTCCAGTTAACGAATCAGTAATCTGTTGTGCCAAATCACTTTTTCCTATTCCGGGTGGGCCCCACAAAAACACAGGTCTTTTATGATTGAAAGCATGAAGTATTAAACTCCGTGCTTCTGACAGTTTGACTGTCCTTGCATCTGTTGCACTCATATTTGCCTAACTCGTGTTGTGTTAATGATTGCTTCTACTATTATTACATTATATGGTCAGACACTATATGTGTCAACCTTATAAGTCGTTGATTTTAAAAGGAAACCAAAAATAATTATAAATGCTTGATTTTGTTAGGTTTTTAAGTCATTGATTTATTAGGATTCTCTAATTATTCTTTCATTGCCTTGCACCATACGTTCAAATCCCCATCAAAAAGTGTGAATTCTTGCTGATCTAGAGTGTTGAATACATACAATAATTTCAGGGTTTTTGACTTATACATATGATACGGGCCCGTTAAAAATCGATCCAAATTCAGCAAATGATCGGGGGTTATTTTATTAGTCCGTAATTCTATTCGTTTATATTCATATAATCTTTTCATAAATCCCCAGCCGGCAGATGTTAATCGTACGCCTTTGTTAGATTTAAGTCCGGCAGGATTACCAAAGGGCATTACTTGTCTGTAGTTCATGAAAAATTTGTGAGGATCTATCAGATCACCGTTATATGACAAATCTAAAGATCTAATTTTTTGTTCAACTTCATTAATTATATCTATAGGATCAGTTAAAGTTAGTGTCACTTTCTGTGATCGTTTCGCCATCTCGTAATTTTACAACTGTGAAGTCTTTACATCTGAAAAGTTTGTTCAATCTTTCTGCTAAATTGAATGCATGACCTGAATTAGAAAAACTAACTTTTTTGTACTTTGGTCCAGGATAGTTAACAAGAGAGTTTAGTGCTCGCAAATTTATAGGAACATTTTTATAATATACCGCGTATATAGCGTCTGCTTCTAAAACCTGTTCGCTTTTATATGTTTCTTTGTTAGTGTGATCTAACAAGATTTTAGGTTTAGGTCTAGCCATGAAATACTCTCCGTATTACTATTTACCATTAAAAGGTAGTATAATACGGAATTTATTCCATTTTGTTAATAACTGGACCTTGCGGTGGCTCTATTGTTGACTCGGTTTCTGGTATATGCGAAGGTAATAGACCAAATGCATATATACAACCCATTACTGATTCATCAGGCAATACGTGTATTTCTATTATAGTCCAAGTTCCTGTTGTAGAATTAACCCACAGCCAAACTTCATGTAAACCACTTAATGGATTTCCGTCTGCACCAGGAACATACAGTACTCCCCTCCAAACTGCTACTTTGCCCCTTTCTTGAAGAGCTGGAACAAGTTGCTCCATTGGTCCACACCTTAAAGGTCGGTTTATTGGTTGACCTATTGCTTGCTCGGCCATAGTCATCGTCTGTTGTGGAGGAACTGGCGTTTCAGCAAATGCTCTTGATGTTAATACTAATAGTACTAACAAACATAGTGGTATAAAGAATTCTTTTTTACTCATTAAAAATTTCCCCCGTCTAAATTAGTGTTTACTATATTTAATAGTTTTGCTCGTTCTTCTTTTTGATTTAAATCTGCTAGTAATTCTACGAGAGCAGTACTAACAGCCACAGCATTTTCTATAGGTATGTTAACAACTCTAGTTTTTGTTTTTGCTACGTTGTTAACTCTATCTAAAAAATCTTCTATGCTCTTTCTGGATGTTTTTCGCATTGTTCTTTTTGTTTCATCGCTATAAGTAAATCATCTTCTGATTTATAAGGACCTATGAAGTCGTATTTAAATACTGTTTCTAGTTTAGGACAAAAACTTTTAACCCATTTGTGTGCAAATCGTAAACCAAAATATCCTGCACAATACTTAATGGTACTGGTTTTGTTTTAGTAAAACAACAACAGAGTAAAACTGCCGGGTCTGTATATCCTACTTTTTCTTTGTTATATATAACTTCAAAGTCTGTAGGATATTCAAAACAGTCTTCTTTTTCAGAAGTTGCAACGGCTATCTTTATTTCTTTAAATATATCCTTTCCAAATGTTCTATACAATGACTCTTCAGTTAGTAATTCAGAATCTCCATTTGAAATATATTCATAAGTATCTTCATTAATAAATCTTAATGTACCTTTTTTTATACCATTATCTAAAATTATCCAAAATTTCTTTTCTACTAATATTTTTGCTCTAATTGACATATTTTGCATTTAAGTATTCTGCATGTTCTGGTACAGATGTACTAATCCGTTGTAAATCCCACACCCCACAAAAACGCATAAAATGTAATCCAACGTTTTGTATAGGGTCTTTATTAACTACAGTATCTATAGTTTCGTTTAAGGCTTGTTTTATTTCATCAGGTTGTTGTGTTAAATCTACGAGCATACGATTCCTTTCATAGTCTTCTAATACTCTATGCTCATTGCCTTCATGGTCTACCCATCTTTGTAACATAAGATTGTTCCAGTCAAACCCCCTGTTATGTCTATCCGCAAATGCTTCTATTAATCCTACTTTGTTTTTGGATCCTTTTTTACGAACACCTGGATAAGCACTAAAAATATTATCCGAAGTATCGCCGCGCATACATTTTTCAAACAACAACCACTCTGGTTCTGCTAATTTTTTATGCTCACCTGTTTTTTTATCTATTAGTTCTTTATTAGAATCATCATAATAACCATCGATGGTTATTATATGTTTCATAATACCATTGTATTGTCTTACGTTGTCATTTATTAATTGATAAAAGTCACTATCAGAACTAACAATAACATGTCTATCTTTGGGATGATTAAATATCCACTGTGCTATAAAGTCGTCTGCTTCACATTGACTATTTTGTAGCACAGTACAATTTGTTTTTTCTCTTAGAAACGTTTGAAACTCTATAAATGCATTCCAAAATACTTCATCTTCTTCTTGTTCTTTTGGAGTTAATGCTTCCCTAACTGCATCTCTATTTCGTTTATAAGGATCATATACTGAACGGCGCCAACTACGTCCTTCTAAACAAAATACAACATGATTACCGTGAAATTGTTTCCATGCTTTATTAATAGAGGAAAACATTATATGCCAGCACATACCTATCTTAGTGTCTAGCGAGTCTCCTCTAACAACATGCTTTGCCCTAAAAAACATATTGGCAGTATCGACAATAATGTAATTAATCATCTTTTGTTTTTTTAAGTTCTTGCTTGTTTAAATCACTTGTTTTAATTACATCTTCATCAACAACAAAATCGTCTATAGCGGATTCTTCTCTAATAATGCCTCTACAAACATCCGTAAACCAAGCATTAACTGTTTCTTCGGAACTGTTACCTGTGTAACCATTTTCTATTAACATTTCTACAAACTGTTCATTCCAATCTAATTCAAAAAATCCTTGACTAACATTTTCTTCATTAACATCTACATTTAAAACCCTAACCCATGGTTCATTGTCAACATTTGCTAATGCTTTTTCTTTGTCTGTACCTTTTAAAGTTTTTTCAATTACTTTCTTTTGTATCCAAGATTTAACACTCATTATGTTCCCCAATTATTTCCAAACAAGTCTACATGTAATCTCGGCGAGTAACGGTAACCTCTTTTGAGGCATGCTTCTGCAACTTTCGATCTATTTTCCATATACTCAGCTTCGCACCCGCCAACTGGCATGCAATACGTAGGCGCACCAATGCCTTTATGTTGGTATTCTCGAACCGCGTTATCAACTTCGGCCATATCAGTTTCGTCAGCGACAACAAACTTGAAGTACATATTGCTACTAGGAATAGAAAGGTAATCCATAGCAACTTCAGGATTGATTGCAATATCCCAAGGCTCGCCCGATACGGAAAGTTTCGGACTACAGGAGAAAGTTGTTTCGAATCCTGCTTCAGTTGCGAGAAAATTAACGAAATTATCTCCAAGTAATTGTGTACAATTTGTTTCAAATGTAACATTCTTTATATTCTCCATACCAGGAAGCCTAAATAATTCTGGCCATCTGCGTTGTTGTCCTGGTAATAATGGTTCGCCACCTGTAATAACTAAATGTATAGCCTGGCCTGTATCTGTTATCCAATCTCCTGTTGGTGTATGTTTTAATAATAATTCAACTAATGCGTCTGTTTCGATATCAGTTGTGAAACTTTTAAATCGAGGATCCCAACTAGCATAACTATCACAGCCAGTTGTTACAAGTGGCAAGTCCTCAAAACTATTATGCTCATCTGGGTTTACTTGTAAGCGTTCTTTGCTTGGCTCGCCTGCAGGCATTCCAAATCCCTCACACTTAAAATTACAACCAAACACTCGTAAAAATACAGAAGGCACACCAACAAACTGCCCTTCTCCTTGCACACTATAAAAAACTTCAGTAACTCGAAATTTTTTCATTATTTTTCTAAATAGTCAACTCGTTGTATTGCTTCACCAACTGCAATAATATTGTCTTCGCTCATGCTATGATTTATGTCAAACTTGAGTGTTACATTTTCTTTTCTTAACTCTTTACAGATATTATCAATTTGTGCTGTGAGCATTACTACGTTACTAATATGTTGTTCTACGATTGTATCTTTCATTTTCTTTCCTATCAATATGAATCATCTATCTATTATATACTAATTCCCAAACAAAGTTAAGAGTGCCGACTTCTGGTCGGAAAAATTTGTTGTGGCTTTTTATTTGAAAGTGTTTTAGTTGGCTATTAAAAAGAATATTTATACCGTAGCATCAAGGT